CGCGCCCTGACGATGCAGTGGTTCACGCCCGACACCGTCGCCTATACCGCCCAGTTCGGCTCCGTTCAGCCGGATCTGGAAACGGTCCTGCGGTTACTGGACCAGCGGACGCGGTGGAAAACCAGCAACGTCCCTGTCACCGTGTCGACCCCGGGTCCGCCGCCGCCGGGAAGCGTCACCGACGCGACTATCGCCCCGCCGGGATTAAGCGCCAGTTCCATTCAAAGCGTCAACGCGACCACCATCATCGGCCAGATTCAAGCGGGCCAGATCGCCAGCGTCAACGCGGGTTCCATCGTCGGGGTTCTGTCGGCGTCTCAGATCGGGGCGGTCAATGCCAGTACGATTCAGGGGACCATCACAGCGGGCCAAATCGGCAGCGTCAACGCGACCACCATCAACGGGGTCATCGTGTCGTCCCAGCTAGCGGACCAGATCATCGACAACCTGTCGAAGTACGCGACCGCGTTAACCCCGGTGAAGATCATTCGGACCAGTGATCCCTGGCCGCCGTCACCGCCGCTTCCGAACAAAAATTACCCGCCGAACAGTTACTTCTACTTCGAACAGAACGGCCACTTCTACCGCATCACAGCAGACGGCGGGTCCTGGACGGACGCCGGGACGAACCCCGATAGCCTGACGGGGCTTCTGAGTTTCTACACCATCGGGCGGCTGTCGGCCCAGAACATCACCGGCTTAATTCTGGCCGCGCAAATTCAGTCGATCACGGCGGGCCAGATCACTGGGTCGATCCAGGCGGGCCAGATCGGGGGCGTGAACGCGTCGACCATCGTCGGCCAGATCACCGCCGCACAGATTCTGAGCGTCAACGCGAACGCAATCCAGGGGACGATCACCGCCGATAAAATCACGTCCATCGCCGCCAACCAGATCACCGGGAGCTTGACCGCCAGCCAGATCGGCAGTATCAACGCGGCGACCATCACCATCGGTCTGGTCGGGGACAACCAGATCAGCGGGCTGAACGGCGGGAAGATTACGGCGGGGTCGATCACCAGTGCTCAACTGAATTCCTACGCGGTCGATATCGGGGACCCGACCGGGGTTTCCGCGATGCCCGCACGAATCCGGGTATGGTGGGGCGGGGCGGTCATCGGCCAGATTGGTTACCTGAACGAGGTTGGCGCGGGGGCGTACGGCGGCTGGTTCAAGGTCTTCGGGGCGGGCGGCACTTCGTGGTCGAACGCGAAACTGTACACCGACACCAGCGGGAACGTCTGGGTCCGCGATGTGGACTTCAATATCAGCGGCCAAATCTATACCAGCCCGACGACCCTGGACGCCACGTATTCCACGTTGGCCTGGGTCAATAAATCGGGGACCGATCAGGCGTCCTTCGTGTCCCGGGGAATGGTCCTGTACTACAACAACAGCAAAGTCGGCTCCATCGTCCGTTCCCCCAGCGGCGGCTGGATGGATATCGAGTTTAACGCGGGGGCGGCGTACATTCTGTTGTCGGGGAACACCGGGGTCCGCTCCGACCAGGGCTATTCGGTCGGCGGGACAAAGGTTATCAACTCGTCGGGCCAGTTTACCGGGACCGTCACGGGGACGGTAACGGGGACCGTCAATACCAGCGGGACCGTGAACGCAAGCGGCGGGTATACCGGGGGAACCTTCAGCGGGTCGTCCGTCAACGTATCCGGTAGCTGTAACGCCAGCGGCGGCTACACCGGGGGGACGTTCAGCGGTTCAGGGGTCAACGTAAACGGGACCGTTAACGCGGCGGGCGGCCACACGGGCGGCTCCTTCACCGGGGCCGGGGTCAGTTGCCCCAGTTACGGAATCTCGTGCGGGTCCCTGACCACCAACGGGGGAAACCTAAACTGCGGTCCGTTCGCCGCCAGTGGGGCGGGGTCCGTCGGCGGGAGTTTCACGGCGGGCAGTTTCATTCTGAGCGGGTTCGGGACCGCTGTAACCGAAACCGTCGGCCCTATCGCCTTGAGCGGCGGCGGGGTCGTCTATCTGTACTTTAAATCCGGCCTGTATTACGGCCACACGAACTAAGGAGACGAACAATGGAAGAACCGGAAATCAAGAACGCGGCACATGCCGACGTCGAGAACTACCCGCTGGACGAAGCCCTGATCGGGTTACTGGCGGATATCAACCAGCAGATTATGCCGCTCCAGGCTCAACGCCAGGGGGCACTGGTCCTGTTTATCCGCCAGCAGAAACTGACGGGGAACTGGCAGGTTGCGGAGAATGGCCGGGAACTGGTGAAGGTCACCGCCCCCGCTCAAGTCCCCACCACATAGGAGAACGGCCATGATGCCGCCGAACACATCGCCGCGAGACTTCCGCCCGGGCCGGTTCCGTTTACCGCCCGGGTTCAAGCTCTGGCCCGACATGTCCCAGGCGTTGGATATCGGACCGCCCTTGACCCAGGTCACACTGCCCAGTACGTCGCGGATGTGGCCCGACCAGTTCCCCGCGTTACTGGCCCCGGCGTTTCCTGAAACCCCGCCGATTCCGCCGACCGTCGCGGCGGGGGACCTGATCACGGCGGTTCACGAGAACACCGTCACCGAAGGGATTAACGATCTGTGGATCGACCTGCAATGGTTGGCCGCGAATGCCGCCGTGAACCCGACGACCACCAAGGGGGACTTGATCGTAAACGACGGCGGCGTCCTGGCCCGGGTCCCGGTCGGAACCGACGCCCAGGTCCTGACCGCCGACTCTACCCTGCCGCTGGGGATCAAGTGGGCAACGGCGACGGCCCCGGCGGCGGTTTCCAGCGTCTTTAACCGGACGGGTGCGGTCGTCGCGGTCGCGGGGGACTACACCGCCGCGATGGTGACGAACGCGGTGTCCACGCTGGGATCGTACGCGGACCCGGCCTGGATTAGTTCCCTGTCCTGGGCGAAGATCACGGGCGCGCCCGCGACGTTCCCGCCCGCGACCCATACCCACGATGCCGCCGCTATCGTGTCGGGCGTGATCTCTACCGCACGGCTTGGTACGGGAACGGCGAATGCGGGCGTATTTCTGCGCGGTGACGGCACGTGGGCGGCGGTGGGCACCGGAACTTCGCAGACCCCGTGGACCAGCGACATCGACGCGGCGGGTTTCGCGCTTACAAAGACCAGCAAAGTCAGTTTCACATCGGGCGGGGTTTCAGTCGGCCAACTGATCACTGGCGGTATAGGGCAGATCCGCTTAGAAGCCGACGTTGGTAAATCCCTGGTGGTCACGGGCGACCCGCTCACCATGTCATCCCGTTCTGATGACCTCATATTTCGGACAACGGCGACCGAACGGGCACGCATCACCGCAGCAGGTCTGGTGGGCATCGGCAGAGTTCCCACCACATACCCGCTGGAAGTCGCGGGGGATGTGAACGTCACCGGGGCGTACCGTGTCAACGGGGTTCCGATAGGGACCGGCGGCGGGAACCAGACGCCGTGGACCAGCGACATTAAAGGCGCACAGTTCGGGCTGTGGGACGTGCGTTATATTTCCATCGGTCAGGCTATTTTGCAAAACGCACCGTCGGTCGGCCTCTCAATGATCGGGAATGGTGGTCTGACCAGCGTCAACGTGGTCGAGCAAACCGCCACTGGCGCGTGCGGTCTTACGCTGAACAACGACGCTTCGCATCAGGCACGCGTATATCTTTACGGCAGCGGAGTCGGGGGCGCACCCAACGCCTTGGTACTTGCCACGGTCGATCCCTTCCCGATTTCATTTCAGACCAGCAATACGGAACGGATGCGGATCACGGGGGCGGGAAGTGTTGGGATTGGCGTCGCCGCGCCCGGGGCACCATTAGAGATTTTGGGCGGCACCGCAGGGGCCGACGCCCCGGCTGGCGGAATCATCCTGGCAAGGTATCACGGGAGCGATTATCGCGCCAGCGCGATTTATGACTGGTACGACTCCGCGAGTACGTTCGAACGTCTGGCGTTCGCGGTCAGCGCATCCGCGAACCCTTACGGAGCACCCGCCGTAATGACGTTGGACCAAGCGGGCAACGTGGGCATCGGCACCGGGAGCGGGGCTATCGGGAACAGGGTAATTATTCTCCCGGCGGCGAATCCGTCTACCGTCGCGGCGGCGAATACGCTGGCTATCGGTGAGGCTTCAAACAACGGCAGTTACCGCCTGAACTTTGGTTATGCCGTCGTATTGAACGGGAATAATTGGGCTGGCGTGATCCAGTCTAATGTCGGCGGGGCGACAGGTGCCATCTGCATCAACCCTGCGGGGGGACAGGTCCTGGTGGGGACGAGCAGTAACCCGCTGAATTTCGGGATGACTGTCAGTTCACAGTTGGCCGTCACCCAGGCCGCGAATCTTTACCTGACCCTTGGACTGGACCCCGGCGGCTACGCCGGTTCCGGGGTCACCGGATCGGGAATGTGGTACGACACCACGAATAACTGTATGCGGCTGGAATCCCTGACCGGCGGTGTCGCGTGGCGCGGCGTTACGACCTGCGTGAACGGCGGCTACTTCGGAATCGGCATCGTGGCCCCCCAGTTTCTACTGTCGTTGGGGGCGGGTGCCCAGACCCGCAAGCTGGCCATCTATGACAACGCTGGCGACTTCATAGGATTCGGCCTCGCTCAAGCAACGTTACGTTACGACGCGGGCGCAAGTGCCGCCCACGTGTGGTACACGGGCAGTCAGGTCGAGCGGATGCGGATCACGTCGGCGGGTCTGGTCGGGATCGCGGGGACCCCCGGGTGCAACCTTGACGTGGCGGGCTGGATTCGGGCGACGGCGATCGGGACCCCGCCGTCAGCGGGCAAGGGCGTCAACATCTTCTACCATGGCCCGAATGATTCTGGGAGTATCCACGCTTACGACTACACCCTAGGCGTCTACAAAAAACTAACTGTCGATGGTGCCCCGCTGCAACTATGCGGGTCATTCGGGGCAGGTAACGTAGCGATTGGAACCCTGACCCCGGCGTACAAATTGGACGTCCTGGGGGACGTGAACTGTTCTGGCGCGTTCCGCGTGAACGGAGTACCTAAACTGGCCCAATTGGAAGCCGCCCTTAGTGAAATCAGCGTGCGGCTTAGTAAGCTCGAAGGAGCGAAAAATCAATGACCTACAAAGAAAGTAACGACCTGATGAACGACCCTGAATTTCGGGGCCGCGTCAAAGTATCCGCGCTGAAGTACGCCGACTCCATCATCGGTGAGCCGGTGAATACGTCGGCTCACAACACACGGCTGCGTTGGGCGCAGCGTACGTTCCAGGTGCCGGAACAAGTCGCGATAGAATTGCAACCGCCAGTGGTGATGGACCCGGCAGTCCAAACAGATGGAGCGGCGATCGCGGACGCCGCCCTTCAGGGTAGCGTGGAGACGGTCGTCAACAAAACTTTGTAGGAATTCGCCCCCCGCGAAAATATTTTTTCGTTACAATTCGCGGCAAAATTCGCGGGGTCGTTGTATAACGGTTCAGGAAAGGCGCGACATGCGTTTTGTCGGTCATCAGCGACCGGCGTGCCGTTCACCGTCGTCCGCCGTGGAAACCCCTTGATAGGCGGTTTTCCTGCCGGTTTTGCTTCGGAGGACAAGCCTGTTACACCGCCGCGTTGTGCGGCACCATGTATTACTTTGCGTCGTTAGTTGCAGTAACCGTCCGTCATAACCGAATCAGTCACGCACACATCCGACCGCATACGACCTACACATACTTCGTGGCAACTTACTGATCCAGCGGCAGTTGGGGTCTTGACACTTAGTTCGCGTCGGCGTATATCTGAGTTTCAAGGGGAACGCATCCAGGGCGGCAATACCTGATTGATGCGGCGGAACGGTTCCCTTTGGCTAACCCGAAACCAACGACTGGAACGAACGGGAGAAGTGTGCCTAATGCCGCGAATCACGCCGATAGATAACGAGAAATTCCCCCGGGTAAATACCCGAATTACCAGGGAAGCCCTGGAGCGGTTGAATTACGCCTGTGAAGTTCGCGAACGTACGGAGCCGCGAATCTGCCCGCAGGGAACAATCCTGACCGAACTACTGATGAAGCACCTGGAGCCGACCCCGGCCCAACGTTCGGCGGCGGACGCCCCACCGGCCCCGGCGAAAAAGAAAAAACCGAAGTCCAGTAAACGCACCGAACCGAAAGCGATCAGTGCATGACGCCCGCCGAACGGGTCGCGTTGTTGGTCCAGGAGGACGTCGAACTGACCCGGCGCGACGCCGCCGCGCACCCGTGCGATCACTGTAAGGCCGCGTTGGGTTCGGACTACTTCGACACGAACTGGTTGTGCCCGGGGTGCCGGGAGATTCTGTGGGAACGGCTGAAGTGGGAGCCGTACCGCGAGAAGGAGGTCAAGTGATAGATCACGAAATACGCAAGACGGGGATCGGCGGTAGCGAAGTCGCCGCCCTGTACGGTGAAGACGAATTTAAAACCGCGTTCGGGGTCTGGGCCAGCAAAAAGGGCGGCCTGGAGCGGACCCCTGACGCGGTCAATTCGCGGATGATGATCGGGAAGGTCCTGGAACCGGCGGTCCTCCAGCTGTACCAGCGGATGAAACCGGAGAAGCAGGTCGTCTATACGGACGTCACGTTCCAGCACCCGTCGCGGCCCTTCCAGGTCTATTCCCCGGACGCCCTGATCGTCGGGGAAAAACGCGGGGTCGAGGTCAAGGTCGTTTTCTGGGACCAGCGCGGCAAGTGGGGCTGGGACCCCGATTCGATTCCGACCCGGGTCCTGTTCCAGTGCTGGTGGTATATGGCCGCGATGGGCTACGACACGTGGGACGTGGTCGCGTTGATTGGCGAAGACCTTCCACGAATCTACACCATCGACCGGCTGATTCCCGCCGAAGAAAAGGCCATGTTGGATTACGTGGAGTCCTGGTGGCGGCGGTTCATTGAAGGGGACGAAGAGCCGCCCCTGGACAACAGCGAAGACGCGGCCCGCCTTGTCGCCCAACGGTATCCCCGCCATAAGCGGCCCGACATGCGGGAAGCGACGGAAGCGGAAACCCTGATCCTGGAAAAGTACGTGACCCTGCGGATTCTCCAGCGGGAACTGAAGAGCGAACAGACCGGCCTGGAAACCCTGATCAAGAACGCCATCGGGGACCGGGAAGGTCTGACCTGGGGGGACCAGTACGCGTTCACGTGGCGACGGTCGAAGGACGGAACGGAGATCAATTACGAAGCGATGGCGCTGACCCTGCTCCACAATTTCGTGAAGGACCCCGCCGACCGGCTGGTGGTCGAATCCCTGCACACCGTCCCGAAGGAAGGATCGCGGCGGATTCGGCTGAATCACCCGGAGTTTAACCGGACCACGCGGAAAAACCTGGAGGTGTCCGCATGACCCCTGAACCCGAACAACCGCCGACCCAGACCGACGAAATCGACCGGACCGCCGTCAGCGATGTAGCGGTTCGGATCGCCAAACAACCAGGGACCGTCCGCGACGTTCTCCGGGGGGAACGGTTCCTTCGGGAACTGGCCGCCACCAAGCTGGTCACTCCCGAACGGTTCGTCCGTATCGCGTTGACGACCATGATGCGGATACCCGAACTGGCCGACTGTTCCCGGGAAAGTTTATTCCAGTGTCTGCTCGACCTGTCCAGTTACGGCCTGGAACCCGACGGACGCCGCGCCCACCTGATCCCGTTTCGAAACCGGAAAATGTGCAAGTGCGGCCACCGCCAGGATAGCCATCGCGGCCAGGACTGCACGTTGTGTGACTGCCGGGAACGCCGCGAACTACTGGAATGTACCCTGATCATCGACTACAAGGGGCTGGCCGAACTGGTCCGCCGGTCGGGCGATGTCAGCTACATGCACGCCGATGTCGTATACGAAGGGGACGAATGGGACGCCAGTTTCGGGACCAACGCCCACTTGGTGCACAAGATGGGTGCGGTTCGCGGCGGCAAGCCGCTGTGGTATTACTCCTTCGTCCGGTTTAAGGACGGGACCGAAGATTTCCGCATCCTGCGGCCAGCGGACGTGGAGAAGGTTCGCCGCCGGTCGAAGTCCCCGGACGTCGGACCCTGGCAGACCGATTACGACGCGATGGGGATTAAGACCGCGTTCCGCCAACATGCCAAGTGGTTGCCCCTATCCCCCGAAGTCCGCGACAAGATCGAACGGGAAGATGCCATCGACATCGCCCCGGACGACCAGGGACCCGTCGACGAAGTCCCCGAACAGCCAGCGGTGCGGACGGCCCGGGTTCGCGGAAAGATCCTGAACCCGCCCGCCCTACCGCCCCAGGCCGAACCAGCGGAGGAGACGTTATGAACCGCGTCCAGAAAAAGTGGCCGGCGACCCCGTCGGAATGGCAGGAAGCGGTCGACCTGTCGTGCGGTCTTCGTGCCCTGGCCAACTGCAAGATGTATGGCCTATTGGCGAACGGTCCTGAAATCGACCACGACCGTTGCGACCAGTTAATCGCGGAAGGGAAACGCCTGGGGATCGGCCCTTCGAAGCCGATTCCTGAACTGGCCGCGTACGTGGTGATGGCGTATAACCGAACGACCGAAGAGGATCAGACCCAATGACCCGCGCCATCGTCGACGATGATTTCCGCAACTGGCCCCCGCGACCGGAACCGCTCGAGGATTGCCCCGTACGGCCCGCGTTGAAGGACATTCCAATCCGCATGATGGACCTGCCGACCGACCGGGGGTTTCCGGTCCCCTGGTTCGTCGACTGGATCGACGGGACCCCGGAGTTCCGGCTAATGAACGGAGAGAAGTGGAAACGGGCGGTCCGCGAAAAACTGTGCTGGGTCTGCGGGAAGAAACTGGGGGCGTACTTGTGTTTCGTCCTGGGTCCCATGTGCGGGATTACCCGGACCACGTCGGAACCCGCGTGCCACCGGGAATGCGCCAGATGGTCCGCCCGGTTCTGTCCGTTCCTATCCCGGCCCCACATGATGCGGCGGGGTCAGGAAGAACTGGCGGCGGCGGGGGCACAAAGTATGGGCGGGACCGGCTTATCGCGGAACCCCGGGGTCGTTCTGCTGTGGTCCGCCCGCGACTACAAAGTATTCCGGCCCGAAGGGGGCGGCATGTTGATCCAGGTCGGGGACCCGCTCGAGGTGGAATGGTGGGCCGAAGGGCGGAAAGCGACCAGGGACGAAGTCCAGGAAAGTATCCGCACCGGGTTGCCCAGTCTTCAGGAAGTGGCGCGGCAGGAAGACGGGGCGATGGAAGATTTGAGTCGCCGGGTCGCGGCGTTCGAACAGTATCTGCCGCAGGAAGTGTGACGCGGGATGAACGATGACGTCCGCCCATCATTACGTTTCATTCGTCGACGTCGCGACCATACATTGGCGGCATCCACATTAATCATCCTGGCCCAGAAGCTCATAAAAACGGGCGGGGTTGAACAGGCCGCCGCCGCATTACAGGAAGCGAAGGAACAGATAGACGATCTTGATTCCGAACTGGCTCAAGAGGAAGAGACGCTGTGGGCGAAGCAGCGAACGATAGCGAAGGGGAAGGGGTGAAATGGCGCGGCGGCAAAACGCATGGAAGCGTCCGCTACCCTGGGTTCCGCCGCCCGCGCCCCATGCGAATCCGCCATTTCAGTACAACCTGTTCGACTGGGGCAGAACGATGGAATGTGAGCGAGAGAAAATCCTGGGAAAGTATTGGGACAGTGAGGTGCCGTATGTCACCGGAAACCTTGAACAAGAACTGGCGCGGCTACCGGGGTTCGTCGCGAAGATTCTGGAACGGCGTTTTAACGACCGAAGATGGCGAACACTTCGCAAACAAGTTTATGCCCGCGATGGCGGACGGTGTATGGTCTGCGGTGGCGATTTAACTGGGGACAACGCGGTGTATTGGGAATGCGGCCATATCATTGATCGGTTTTTGGGCGGTCCCGACCACATAAATAATCTGGTCGTCATGTGTATTACCTGCAACCGCCTGAAGCCACCAACCAAGACCCGGGACGAATATCTGGCCTGGGCCGTCAATGGCGGGCCGATTATGGAAATCAGCGCGGAGGTCAGCCGCCGTTGTTTGGAAGGACTGGCATGAACCATATTCGGAGGACAAAGTGACCGACACCTGGAAGGAACACGCGTACGCGGCGACCGTCGACATCGCGGCGGCGTACGTCGGGAAGGACGACCGTCAGGTCCTGGGCCATCTTCGGGACGCGGCGGACAACATTTACCGGGCGATAGAGGCCGTCGAGGAAGAGAACCAGTGATCCTGGACCGCCAGATCCGTAAGTCCCCGCCGGGGGACACCGGCCATTGTTATTGCGGTCTGCGGGCGGCGTACGTGGCGACGGTGAACTATGAGCGGAAGAACCGCTTCGGTCTTCGGGACGTGGGGACCCAACGCAACAACCTGTGCTCGATTCACGGGCGGGTTTACGCGTCCCGCCACAAGCTGGAGGTGAAGCCGTAATGAACGATGACGAAAAACGGCAAATCATGGCCGATCTGGCCGTTTTCATGGGCACGACTGAGGAAGAGGTCCGCGCCACGTTCCTCCGTGCCGTCCGACAATCAGCGAAGGACCGCGAATCCCTTGAACAAATTAACGACCGCGAAAACGCGGAAGATTCGACGGAGCCGAAGTGATCCGCCTATCAATGGCCAGGGCGACCGCGTGCGAAACGGCGAAGACCGGGAAGTGCCGGTGCCGGTGTGGCGGAATACTTCACGGGAAGAAACGGGGGGATGATCCCGCGTTCTTCGAAGGTCTGCCGAAGGACGACCCCCACTTCGCGAAACCGAAGCGGGTGCGGAAACCGCGGATTCTGAAACGGGACCGCGTTCCCCCGCTGTTCGAAGGGATCGTATGAGCATCGAAGTCACGTTGACGTGGTACGAACACCAACTGGCGGCGTTCTGCGGAATTATGCGGATTGTCGAGTCCAAGCGGGGGAACCTGGGGAACCACGTCGACATGAACGGGGACCAGAACCTGAACGACATTCAAGCGGCGGCGGCGGAACTGGCGGTCGCCAAGGCGTTGAACCGTTACTGGGTCGCGGGCGTCAACACGTACACCATGCCCGACGTTGGCCGCAACATCGAAGTCCGCTGTACGAAATATCCGAACGGGAAGCTGGCGATCCGCGACCGGGACCAGGACGACCGGCCCTTCGTTCTGGTTCGCGGGATCATTCCCACGTTTGAGATTGTCGGGTGGATTTACGCCCGGGACGCGAAACAGGAACAGTGGAAGGAAGCGATGACCTGGGGCGAGGCTTACATGGTCCCCGAAGACGCCCTTCGCCCGTTCCCGCTGAAACCGAATGGAGAACCGACCATATGACCCGCACGATCTGGGTCGAACTGTTCGACGGACCCTGGCCGGGAAGTGACGAAGCCGCGATCGCCGCGATGGCGACGGAGATCCGCGCCTTGCGGTTGTTGTCGGACACCATCGTAACGACCGCCCTGGACGAAATGAACGCCCACCGCGATTTCGACGAGATCCAGCGGGCGCACGATCTGGTCGGCCAGTACTGCGTCGAAATGGAGGATGACGAAACTTTCAAGTTCGTTTCCGCGTTGTGTTGGGTTCTGCGGCACGACCACAACAACCAGTTCGCGAAAGTTCTGGCGATGGTCGAGTCGCGGATGGAATACCTGGGTTTCCACGTGATCAAGTTACCGGACCTGCGGAAACCGGGGGACGGGGACAAATGACCAGGGCGACGTCCGGTAAAGTGCCGGTTCCCGGTCCTGCGGTGACCCTGGCGGGTCTGGCCGACCTGGGGCCGTCGAAAGACCCACGAACCCGGCCCGGGGCGCAAGACGGGGACGCTGGCCCCCAGGACCTGGGCACGGGGCAGGAACCCCGGCAGGTCCCTTGCGGGGTCCGCCGCCGGTCTAAACCGGAGGTGGCCGTCAAATGACCCACACCGACCGCCAGGGGTCCCCAGGTCGGGCCGAATTCCTGGAACGCCACTATACCCTGGCCGAACTGGCGACGGCGTGGCACGTGTCCAGGGCGACCCTGGTCCAATGGTTCAGGGACGAACCCGGGGTCATCAGATACGGGACTGGAAAGCTGAAAAAGGGACGCCAACGAATTCATGTTTCGTTACGCGTCCCTGAAAGTGTCGCACGCCGGGTTTATAAGACCCGGACCGGACGGGAGATTTAACTGGCGGCGGCGATGGGGAACCGATACGCCAGAACCCGGGTCGCTTTCGACATTCGTTCGCGATATCCTGGCACGAGTTTCATATAATGTTTCTGCGTAATCTTCACGTCGGAGTGACCCAGTGCCTGGGACACCGTGAAGATATCGGTTCCGCCAACCAACATGTTGATGGCGAAAGTATCGCGGAATTTATGGCAGGTCCCCTTGATTCCCGCGACCGTCAGAACCCGCAGGACCAGTTCGGTCGCCGCCACGATTCGTTGTTTGTAGTGCGGCATCAGGTCGGAGAATTCTTTGTCCCCGTCCCGCAGGGACTGACGGGCGTCCCGGTAATCGTCGACCGCGTCTGGTTGGAAGAAATAAACCCGGGTCTTCGGAAGTTTCTTCAGTGCGGCGATCGCCGGTTCCTGCAGTTCCGGCGGCAGACTGATCGGGCGGCGGGTCTTGATCACGAAGTAATCCATGTTCCCTTCGGGGGTCAAGTATTCCCGTTCGCAGAAGGTCGCGTCACTGATCCGCATCCCGGTAAACAACATCAGATAGATGATGGCCCGCGCCCGGTCGCGGACGTCGGCGGGCATCCGTTCGACGGCGGCGAATATCTGGGTAATCTGGTCCGGGGTGAAGGGGGACCGGGTGGTTCCCGATTTCCGCGACCCGTTCAACAACGTACTGTCTTCGGTCGGCGTGAAGGTCAACCAGCGGCGGTCCCGGCGGCAGAAATTGAAGAATACCCGCAGGTGGGTCAGCCGACCCGCCGCCGTATTCCGTTTCCAGTCCCGGTTCGCGTCGAAGTACTGGCGGACGTGAGTCGCTTCCACGTCCCGCAACAGAACCAGTTCCTGTTTCGCGGCGAACTGGCCGAAGTGTTCGACCGCCCGCCGATACAAGGTCTGGGAACTGGTCGACAGTCCCTTGCGGGTTTCCATGAATTCCTGGATCGCGTATTCCAGGGTTTCGGCCCCGGCTTTCCTGGTGACCAGGACCGGACCGGCGGCGTTGTGGCCGTCCTCCAGGTCGTTCTGTCGCCGTTCGGCGGTCGACAACGTCCTGGTGTCCAGGGACTGGCGGATAAACTGTCCGCGAATCTTCCCGTGAATCCACAAGGGACACTCGCAGTTCGTCACGTTATTCGGCTGACCCGCGACAGGACAGGTCGCGGCGTGGCGGCGGTAAATGGTCGTTTTCGTTTGATTGGTTCGTTTGGTCATTTCAGTTTCCTTTCTCCGTTATTACTTCCACAAACATCCGCAGTCCGCCCGACCCCGAAAGGTCGGCGTACCGCACACGGGACACGAATCGGCGGGTTCGGCGGCGACGGTCGGGGCGTCCGACGTTTCGACGACACCGGCCAGATCCTTCCAGTCCCAGGACCAGTAACTGTCGGTCCCCCAGGGTCCCGCGTGATCCCCCAGGTCCCGCAACTTCGCACCGAACAGGTCGAAGGTGCAGTAGTCCGAATGAAAGGACGTCGGACCGTCAATGTACTCGACCCCGAACCAGTGATCCCGCACGTACGTCTGAAGGTCGGCCAGGGTCTTAAAGGTTCGGATGGCCGGGTTTCCCCGGCCCTCCTCGCGAACGTGAATGGTGTAGGTCCGCTTCATTTACTGAACCTCCACGACCAACGCGTCCCCGACGACCTTCACCGGCAGGTCCTGCGACTTTTTATCCCAGGTCGTCTCCTTCAACAGTTTGGAAACCCCGATCTGAGAATGGCGGACTTCCAACGCCCCGGCGGCGGCCTTGGTGGGGGTCAGGGTTACTTTGTTCTTGGTGACAACGACCTGGACGAACGGCAGACCGTTCAGCAGGTCAGCGGCGGTCTTCGTGAAGTACAGGACGCCCTTCGACAACAGTTTGATAACCGGGACCCCGGGTTCCTTCGGCTCCTTCGATTTCTTGGCGGTCTTCGCGACCTTCGGGGTCTTTTCCTTATTGACCTTCCGTTCCCGTTTCGCGGCGGTCTGGAGTTTCTTCAGTTCCGCGTCCTTCGTCTCGACCGGGGTCCGCGACTTGATCAGGATCGCGGCCTCTTTCGCCAGGGACTTCAGATCGCGGACCGAAAGGATCGCAACCGATCCGTCCTTATACAGGACCGACCGCATCTTTCCTTCGCCGGAAACCCGGACGGTCGCGGGTTCGTTGGTTTCCCGGTTCAATACGACCATCTCGACCCCTTCGCCCTTCGTGTCGGCGGCGGCGGTCTTCGGGGTCTTCGGTGTCTTCGGTGTCTTGACCTTCAACGCGGCGGTTGTGGTCTTGGCGGAAACCTTGGCGGTCTTCGCGGTCTTCGTGTTCTTCGCAGTGGTCTTCATGGTGTCGTTTTCCTTTTCTGTTTCGTTCTGTTCTTCGTTGCCGCCGGTGTAATCGACCGGCTCGACTTGGTGTTCGTAACGGGCAAGAACCGCCATCCGATTGTCGCGGACGGTCGGGTTACTGAACCGTTCATACTGAACTGGTTCGTTTGGGTTCGTGATCTTCACGGCGAACGGCCACCGGAGATTCGGTCCCAGGTATGCGGGGGACGTCAATTCCCCCCGCGTGAATTCGGTCGTTTCATAGAAGGGGACCGCCGCTTTCTTGCAGGTCCTGCAGGTTTCACTGACGGCCTTTTGTCCGCAGGTCTTACACCGAACTTTTCCGCCGTGGTTGACGGTCTTCGCACCCCGGGCGGTTTTACAAGGGATACAGTTGGTCTGGCCGTGTTTCTGGCATCCGGTCTGTTTCGCCATGTTAGATACACTCGCAGTGGACAGTACGTCCGCAGATTTCGCAACCTTCGCCGTCGGCCAAAGTGCAATCACAGTCAGGTAATGGTTGTTCGCAGATTCCGCACACCGGGACCATTTGGTGTACTTTGTGGCGGGCCGTTTTCCCGCAGGACTTACACGGACTGTTGTAATAGTGGTAAGCGGTCGGCGGTTCGTAATGGTGGTTTGTGGTCATTTCAGAGTCCTTTATTTGTGTTCGTTGATCCAGGAAGTCAACGACTCGACCGCTTCACGTTTGGTGTAGAAGCGGTCATGGGCGGCGTCGTTCACTGGCCGCCAGTACCAAGTCCATTCGCCAGCGGAACCGTAACCGTTTTTCTCCGGTCGTTGGAAACCGTGGATTTCATATTGGCCGTCGGTCGTAACGTACGAACCGGGGCAGATTCTTTTCAATCGCAGTTTTGTCATTTCAGAGTCCTTTATCAGGGTTACATCAGTCGGGCGAACCTCGACCCCGTTTACTACCACGGTCGTATCGTTCGTCATACTGTATACCCCTATACAAGTGTACCAAGGCGACGGCTTTTTTGTACGGAGTCCGCTATGTGTTGGAGCGAAAGGAGTTAAGGTGGGTAAAAAAACTAGAACGTCTATTCCGCACGTCCTGCGGGATCAATCACTTAGACGCGCACACATTGGCAGCATTGCCGCGATTGTCGCGATTGTAACGGGTCATTGTACGACCTTTGTACGTTTCGCGGCGACGGTCGGCGGCGGGAATCGCGGCGGCGGTTCCTTAAGGGGGCGGGTATGACCTGCCGGAAGTGCGGCCATTTCATCCCGAACGAGATGATCGGGTGCCCGACCTGTGCGGAACAGACGACCAGGGATTACCAGCGGGAACCCCTGCGGCATCTGGCCAGGAATAACGGGAACCTGACGACCAGAACCCTGAACGGGGTCCGCCATATTCAGATGATCGGGGGCGCGGAACGGACCTTCTGCGGCGAACCCGTCGAAAGTCATCACCGCCGGGGCCGGATCGCGATCGGGACCCTGGCCCAGGACCAGTACATCTGCGCCGTCTGCCGCGAACAGATCGACACCATAACGAGGGAACCGTGTTCCGCGTGACCCTGGCGAAGACCAGGACCGTCCGGGGGGAACTCCATTACGACGTCCGGGTTTCGGCCATGCGGTCGGGCGGCTGGCACGTCTGCGGTCTGTTCGTCTTCAATCCCCGGGAGTGGGACTGGTTCCGCTCCATCGTCGACGCGAATCCAGCACTTTTAGAAATCACACATGAAGGACTTCCGACTGAAACCGCCGAAGACACTACGCCTCGTTGAAAACGACGTCGAGCGGCAGTGTATCGACGCGTTACGTTATCGCCAGTATCGGCCAGAACGGCTCCACGCGGGCCGGTTCAAATCCCTGGACGGTCGCCGGTATATCACCGCCCACCCGAAGGGGACGCCCGATTACGTGGTGACCCATTCCCTGTATCCGGCCTTTTATATGGAGGTCAAACGCCCTGGTGAAACCACCGCGCCAGAGCAGGACATTAAACACGCCGAACTGCGGCTGAATGGACTGACGGTCGTCTGGGTCGACGGCTTCGAAGTCCTTCTGCGGTGGGTCGAACGGCACGAAGGGTTAACCCGCGACCGCTGGCGGGTGGAACTGGAGTCCTGATGTTACGAGCAAGAGTCATCCGTCCGGGTATCGTGACGAACGAAAAACTGGCCGCGTTAGGGGCCGAAGCTACCCTGCTTTTCGAGCGGCTCTGGATGCTGGCCGACCGGGAAGGAAGGATCGAATACCGCCCCGAAAGAATCCGCGCCGAACTGTTCCCCTACTGGCCTGACTTTCCGGTGCAGAACCTTGTGGAAAAACTGTGCGAAAGTGGGTTCCTCCTGACCTACAAAGTTCGCGCCACTTTCTGCATCTTTGTGCAAAAATTCGCCGCTCACCAACCGATCCATCCACATGAGGCAAAAAGCACACTTCCGCCGCCGCCACGAAGTGCTTTAAGGTCAGCAACTTCAAATGGGACCCGCGATGTCCGAAATGTAATTACATGTCGCGACAAGTCACGTAATGTCACCTTACTATTACCATTACCTATACATAAGAGCGGCGGCGTAATTTCCCCTGATAGTAGTGGGGAAAAAGTGACGGTGGAAAACCCGCCGCCGCCGCCCCCGGAAACCGCCCCGGAAAGGAAGCCGCCGCACCGGGATTTTGTTGCCGACCACGGGTCCGAAAACCCTTCCCAGGAAGAACCGAAACCACCGCATCCCGCACCCATTGCACCCGGGTTCGATTTCCTGCGGCAGTCCCTGCACAACCTGGGCCGGGAAATCGGGATGCCCCCACCTGACGATGGAATGGTCGACATGGTCATGCGGTCGGCCCGGGGTGCCAACGGACACCAGATCCATGAAGTCCTGAAAATGCTTTTCTTACGCGGGAAGTTTCACCAGATGCGGTCCTGGGGACTGGTTCCGGTAATCCTGGCCGATATCTTCGGACCGGGACGCACGATGGCCGCGCTCGCGTGATGTTCCCACTTGCGCGACTAACGACATTCCTGTTATGTAATGGGCAGACAGTTACAATACGTGTGGTGGTCAGGTCGACACGAAGTAAACGTCGACCGGCCTGGAGAAATGATCGAATGAAGAAAACCGAAGAAACCACGCGGTACGCCCAGATGGGGATGGCCGCGCTTTTACCCGGCATGACCTACATGCTGGAACTGATGACCAAAGCCGTTGCCGAACACCGCGACTTACTGTCGTTCATGCAGGACGCGGGACAGATCGTCGCCAAGGGGCGAAACGGCTGGCCCGACGACCCAGAGGAACGGTCGGCGGAAATGAAACGGCGGCTGGCGGTCGCCAAAGAAAACAAGAGACTGACCCCCGAAGGACTGGCGAACCTGCGGAAGATCCGGCGGCGGTCCTGGAAGAACAAAACCCCGGAAGAACGGGCCGCGTGGCAAGCGAAGATGGCCGCCGGTAAAGCAAAAGCGCGGCGGGCGAAACGGAAAGCCGAACGGGACGCGGTTTCCCCCGTGGTCCGATTGGAGAAAACCGCATGACGCGTTTATCCAACCGCCAATGGCCGATGTTGATGGCCCTTGCCGAAAACGGGACCGACCAGTACATGACCATCGCCGAAGCGCAACGGTTCGACCAGCGTCCCTTCCGCAGTATGTTGATTCGGAAGTGGGCCGCGTACCGCCCGGGCCGGGGATTCTACATCACCCGGGAAGGAAAGGCCGCGATCGTCGAATTCCAGTCGACCGATATCACCAGGAAGAACCCGTCTCTGCCGCTGACCGCGTATTTCGACCCGACGGCGTATGGTCTGAAGACGCCGTCAAAAAAAGCGGCGGCGGTTCACGTGATGCCTAAACGGGGGGCCGCATGACCGCCACAATGCCGCCCCGGATTGCCCGATTACCCCGCGACGAGCGGGGTTTTCCGATCCCGTGGAATATCGTTCGCGGCGACGATGGCACGCCGTTTTTCATCGTCAACGACGAGGTAAAGAATCTGGTCGCCCTTCACGACCGCCTGTGCCCGATCTGTGGCGACACGTTGGGCAAGCGGCGGTGGTTCGTCGGCGGACCAGGGTCGGCGTTCGACCCGCACGGGTGGTATCTGGACCTTCCCGGCCACCACGAATGCGTCACGTACGCCCTGGGGACGTGCCCGTACTTGGCGACCCCGAAGTATCTGCGTCACCGGGACACCATCCGCCATTCGGAGAAACTGCCCGCGTTGGCGCGGATGTTAGTCGACGAGACGGTGTCCCCGGACCGGCCCGACCTGTTCGTGGCGGTCGCCGCGTACCGGCTCGAGATCCAGTTCCGGGGGATCGCCCCGCCGTACGTGCGGCCCGTCCGCCCGTTCCTGGATTACGAGTTCTGGCGTCACGGGGAACAGATTTCCTATGACGCCGCCCTGGTGATCCTTCGCAAGAAATTCGGGAAACACTGGGACCTGCCGGAAAAGGGGACGCCATGACCCGCCGCGCAAAGTTCACGTGTTCGGGGTGCGGGGGGCCGTTTCACGGGCCGACCCCGTGTCCCCCGGACGGACCCCTGTTCGTCGCCGCCCGTGCCGCCAGGGTCCGAACCCTGGTCGCCCAGTTAAAGGAACTACGCGTTACGTTGGACGCGATCGAACGGGAACTGTACGACCTGGGCGGCGATCCAATGTTCGGTGCCGCCCGCCAAGCGGTCGACGATGTTCTGGGCCGGGGGGCGTACGCCCGCCTGAACCGCGATAATCCGGGGGTGCCGTTGAAACTTCGAAGGGGGCCGCGTGAAGGTTAACATCGGCGTCACCGTTCACTTGTTCAGGGTCGACGCGGACGATTTCGCCAGCGGCGTCCTGGCGACTCAGATCGCGACGGCCCTTGAGGAAGTTCCAGGATTGTGCGGCTACGCGATTGTCGACGACCTGGAAGAACTGGAAACAGTCGACGGGGGTGCGGCATGACCGATATCACCCAACGCTGCCAGCACTGCGGCGGAACCCGCCAGGAACACGGTCGGACTTCACCGTTTCACTGTCGGACCCGGTTAACGGAGACGTACTGGGAACCCTGGACGGTCGAGCAATACGACGCGGCGGTCCGGGTCGGTTACGCGGCGACCAGTCGCGTCTGTAACTGCGGTTCTGGTCTGCCGTCCCGGGGTCTGTACGACGCCCGGGGGATCTACTGCGGGCGGGTCTGCGGCCAGTGCGAGACGCGGGTCAAGGGGTCGTTCCGCCCCGAAATCTTCACGGACCCGAACTACTACACCAGTGAGCCGGTCGAAGAGGACGATGACTGATCCTGCGATAATTTATTGGGTTCTGGTCGGGCAGACGCCCGTGCCGGAACCCGACTTTATGGCGTGGGCGGTATGGTATCGGACCGCCGACCGCGTGGTCCGCCAGACCGAAATTCCCGGCGGCATGGTGTCGACGGTGTTTCTGGGGCTGGATCACGGTTTCGGCGGCGGTCCCCCGATACTTTTCGAGACGATGATCTTCTGCGACGGTGAAAGTTGCGGCGAATGTTGGCGGTGTTCGACGTGGCTTGAAGCCGAACAACAGCACGCCGCGGCGTTGGCGATGGTGGCCAAATGACCGGCGCGGTACACTGAAGGGGTTCGGTCATTTCAGACGATTTTTGAAACCCTTCGCAGTGGGATTTCAACCTACGGCACCCCGTTTTGTGGGTGCCGTTTTTTTGGCTCCGTTCCATCGGCGGCGGGCCACGAATGGTGCCGCAGACCCTTGAACGGAATCGACCAGTTCAACAGATTGCCGACCGGCTGACCCAGGAACCGCCGCACCAACGGGGCCGCGAAAACGATTTTATTCCAGTCGGTCTTCACCATGACGGTGAAGGATTCCGTTGAGATCCAGTGGGCCATCTGCACCGTTCCATTTTCGCAGGACTTGCGCCCCCGCCGATTTCCGCGTACGATTGTGGACGGATTACCGGGCCGTGTGGGACCTAGGCCCAAGACCCAAGCGATAGCATCCCGCCAACCTCAACGCGGCGTATCCCTGCGTTCAACCGCAACCGAACAACACGAAGAGGGAAAAACAGCATGTCGCAATTGGCACTAATCACCCCGATTTCCGGCGGCCATCCCGACCAGGGTCTGCCGGGACACGAAGGTCCAGTCGACCCAGGTTACGGGGTCAGCGGCGATCGCGTCTGGCCGCCGGTGAATCTGCCGCCGTTACCCCCGGGCGTCTGGCCGTCCCCGCCGGTCGGCGTCTGGCCGCCGTCCCGCCCCGGGATTCCGTCGAACCCGATTGTCGTCTACCCGCCCCGGGCCGACAACAGTCTGCCGGGTGCGCCACCCGCGCCAGATCAGGGGTTGCCGGGTTCGGGTGGTAAGCCGCCGAAACCCGACCAGGGTCTGCCTGGGACGCCACCGGCACCGGACCAGGGTCTGCCCGGTACGCCGCCGTCGGTGGACAATTCCTTGCCCCAACCGCCCGCGACCATCTGGCCCCCACTGCCGCCGGGAGTTGGTGTCGCCGGTAAGGCTCTGTTGTTGA